ACAACGCCGGTATATTCCGTGCCTCTCGACCGGAATTTCGGCCGGGAGGCCGTGATGCTGGACGAGCCCCTGCCGGTCGCCCAGGTTAAGCTCACGGCGAAGGTTATCGCCGCGGTGCACAAATACGAGCCGCGTTTCCGCGTGACCAGGGTGCTGTATAGCGGCGACGCCATGGACGGCGCACTCCGGCCGACAGTGAGGGGGAGAATCGTAAGTGGAGTTTAAAAATCTGCCTCAGATAACGTTTGCGGAAAAATCGGCGGCCGCCATTGAGGCGGCCGTCATCACTGCGTACGAGGCGATCGCCGGTTACACTCTGGCGCCCGGCGATCCGCGACGACTCTTCCTTCTGACCATCGCCGACATCATCGCCCAACAGCGCGTTCTCATCGATTACACCGGCAAGCAAAATCTGCTCGCATTCGCCACCGGCGATAACCTCGACCACATCGGCGTGCTGGTCGGCACCGACCGGCTGCCGGCCGCGGCGGCTACGGTTACTCTCAGGTTCACCCTTTCCGCCCTGCAGCCGGAGGCGGTGATTATTCCGGCCGGCACCCGGGCCACCCCCGGGGAGAACCTGCTGTTCGCCACCACGGCGACGGTGACCGTCCCGGCCGGGCAGACCCACGTGGATGTGGGCGCAGTCTGCACCGAGACCGGCGCCAAGGGCAACGGTTACGCTCCGGGGCAGATAAACAAGATCGTCGATCCCATCCAGTGGGTGGCGTCGGTGTCCAATACTACAACGAGCGAGGGCGGGGCCGATATCGAGAGCGACGACGCGTACCGCGAGCGCATACGTCAGGCCCCCGAGCAGTTCAGCACGGCAGGGCCGGACGGGGCGTATCTGTATCATGCGAAAAAAGCCTCGGCGCTAATCATCGATGTATCAGTCATATCCCCCTCGCCCGGCGTGGTCGAAATCCGCCCGCTGCTGGCCGGCGGCGAAATTCCCGGCCAGGAAATATTGGACGCGGTGGCCGCCGCCTGCAGCGATAAAAGCGTGCGGCCGCTGACCGATAACGTCAGCGTACTGGCGCCGACCGTCGTGGCGTTTGATGTGGATGTAACATACTGGATTGACAGCGACAATTCCGCCATCGCGGCCAGCATCCAGGCGGCCGTGGAGCAGGCCGTCGCTGACTGGGTGCTCTGGCAGAAGTCAAAGCTTGGCCGGGACGTCAACCCCTCGGAGCTTACCGCCCGGATGGTCAACGCCGGGGCGAAGCGCGTGCTGGTGACGTCGCCTGCTTATACGGCTGTGACCAAATCCCAGGTGGCCGTCGCCGGCGCCGTCACCAAGACGTTCGGGGGGCTGGAGGATGGCTGATACGCTGCAATCGGTCAAGCTCGTCGACCTGATACCGCCGAACCTGCGGAGCGACCCTCAGGTGCAGGCCGCTGCCGAGGCCCTGGAAGCGGAGCTCAGGGCGGCGACGGAAGCCATAATTGAGGCGCTGCACTTGCCGCGCCTCAATGAGCTGCCGGAAAGCGTGGTGGATTTACTGGCTGCTCAGTGGCACGTAGATTTTTACGAACCGGCGCTGCCGATCGCGAAAAAACGCGCGCTTGTCAGGCGGTCGATTGTCTGGCACCGGCGGAAAGGCACCCCCGGCGTCGTACAGGAAATGGTGTCCGCAGTCTTATCTAGCGGCGTTGTCTCCGAATGGTTCGAATACGGCGGCGATCCGTACAAGTTCAAGGTCGAGACGGACGAGATAATCACTGACGAGACGGTTTACGACCGTCTGTTAAGTTTGGTCCGGGCCGTCAAAAACGTGCGTTCCTGGCTGGAGAGCGTGACGATCCGGCGGACGTGGACGGGGACGAATTACGCCGGCGGGGCGTTCGGTTTCAGCAAGAAATTCACCATTACTCCGCCGGTGTTTGCCCTGAGCGGCGTCCGCCAGGTTTCGGCGTTCGGCGGGGTCGTTTACAGCGGGAAATTCATCACGGTGCAATAAGGAGGAGAGCGCATGGCTTTTTCAGGCATGGTTTTGACCACAAAGGGCGTCGGTCTTCTGGCAAAGGTTCAGGCCGGAGCGACGCTGACCTTTACGAAGCTCAAGGTCGGCGACGGCACGCTGGCGTCCCCGGCCACCCTGGAAGCGCTGAACGACCTTATCAGCCCCAAACTGGTAGTGGGGATCGGCAGCGTCGACGTTCCCAGCGCGGGGCTTTGCCGGATAAGGGGAACGCTGAACAACAGCGAACTGGAGAGCGGGTTTTTCGTCCGGGAAATCGGTGCGTTCGCCAATGATCCGGACCTGGGCGAGATTCTGTACGCGGTGGCCAACGCCGGCGCAGAATGCGACTACCTGCCTGCCGGCGGCGGCGCCGTCGCGATCGAGCAGGTGATGGATGTCATCCTGTCGATTGGGAGCGCGGCGAACGTCACGGCGGTTATCGACGGCTCGCTGTATGCGACGAAAGGTGAACTGGATAGTCACAACACTGATCCGAGTGCCCATGCATTGCCGGACCTATATTTGCCTCTGGCCGGCGGCACAATGACGGGCGCTATAAACGAAGCGAAAGGCGCGGACATCGCCAGTGCCGATACCTGCGATATCGGCGCGGCTACTGGGAACTACGTGCAGATCACCGGCACAGCGACCATAAACTCGTTTGGCACGGCGCCGGCCGGGACGGTTCGCCGCCTTCGTTTTTTGGCGGCGCTGACGCTGACCCACAACGCCACCAGCCTGATACTGCCGGAAGGAGCCAATATAACCACGGTCCCCGGCGATATCTATGAATTCACCAGCGAGGGTGGCGGCAACTGGCGCATGACAGGGTACATGCCGGCCAGCGGCAAATACAACCCGGTTGTCGCGTCCGCGTCGGTCGTCGGCGGAGTAAAGGTGGGCGCCAACCTCAGCATTGATGCAAATGGTGTATTGAGTGCCTCTGCTCAGATCAATTACGATAATGCACACTTTTTCTCTTCGAACGGGTATCAAAAACTGAGCAACGGTTTGCTAATCCAGTGGGGCCAGACTATCGCCGGAACTACTCTGTTTCCGACTGCCTTCACCAATTCTGTATACCGCATTTTGCTTAACGATTATGATCATACGACGCTGACAGATGGCGCTAAAAAGGCTGGCCGCACTTATTACACCGGCGTTTCCACAACCGGTTTTCAAGCGAAATTCACATACCCGCAATACACGCACGACAATTCGGTTGGCAGTTGGGTGACTGTAGACGCGCCCAACTGCGACTATATCGCCATTGGCGCATAAAGGAGGGAAAGGGCATGGTAAGGAGATTTTTGCATTACGATTCCGTCACCGGCGAACCGTTGGGCTTTTATTCCAACGACGTGCACGACGCTATTCCCGAGCCGCATATCGAGATAACCGGCGAGGACTGGCAGGCGTGCCTGTCCGCTGGCGGTCAGCTGAGGTATTTTGCTGATGCCGAACGTAAAAATTTAAGTTTTGAGGCCATGGTTTCGCCTCCCCCGACAACGGATGAACTTTGGGCCGCCCTCCGCGCCGAGCGCAACCGTCGCCTTGCTGCTTGTGATTGGACGGTACTGCCCGACGTTCCCTTATCGGTTGAAAAAATAGATGAATGGAAGGTATACCGGCAGGCGCTCCGCGACCTGCCCGAGAACACCACGGACCCGGGAAATCCGGTTTGGCCGGCGCCGCCGGCGTAGGAGGCGGGAAGCGATGGATCGGGACAGCATCGGCAGTGAAGTGGCAAAATTGACGCCGCCGGTGGTAATATCGGCGGGTGCTAAATTCGGGTGGTTTACTCTCCAGGACTGGGTCTGCATCGCAACCCTGATTTACACCATTTTCGGTATTGTCTATCTCGCCCTGAAGATTCGGCGCGCATGGAAGAATCGGGGAGTCTAAAATGCGGCATTTGATAATCTCCATCTCCGACTGGGCGCTGCGCCATTGGCTGGCGCTCGTTATTTTTCTTACCGTTTTTTGGATGTTCATGTTGGTGGCGGTCGCCGTCTCCTGGCTTTACGGTTATTGGTCGAACGGGCTTTATGGCACCAAATTCGACCTTGACAGCTGCTGGAAGGGCGTGGGCGCCGTAGTGGCCGGATTCGCGGGTATCTCCGCCTTGGCTGGCGTGGCCTGGGCGAAGTGGAAAACGGACAGCGAACATAATACCGCCCCGGGTG